GGTAAATCTTAATACCTCCGTTGTGGATTTCCTGAATAAGTCGTGGGTCGGCACTATCGGCTATCACTTTCAAACCCCAAGGACGCAAGGTTTTTATAATATCTCCAGAAAGTAATCCAGTTCTATAATCCACTTCATCCAAATATAGCGCATTGTCTATGATTCCACATCGGATAACTGCTGTAGGGTCATTGGTATAACCAAAATCCAATCCGATAGCCACTTTCTTACACCACATCGGGAACTCATCCACAATACCCCACTTTTTAAACACCGCACCTTCGGCTACATCAGCCCAGCGCCCAATAACCACATGAGCATATTTCTCCAGATTCTTCTCTTTCATTTCTTCAACCTCTCTCAAGAACTCAGGAGAAAGGTTCTCGATATTATCGAAGTAAGTTGTATGAATATGAAGGACATTCGGATGGGTGGAAACCTGTACCTGCACTCCGTCGATCTCTACCAGCCTATGAGTATTTTCGATGTATTTTTTATAGATGAAGTGATTGGAATCACAGGGATTCATAATGATTATAATCCGGTTTTGGATTCCCTTCTTACGGATGGAGAGCATAATTTTGT